GTTTCCACCTCTTCATTTAGATTTGTTTTTCTTTTCTTGTCATTCTTATCATCGCCAACTACTTCTCTAAGTAAGTCGTCATCATCAGAAAGACTTTCTTTCCACTCCCCATAACTTGCCATCAGTTTTCTCCTGTAATAATTTCTTCATCACAATCTGCAAAATCAACTGCCATTTGACCTCCGATTTCAGCACCTTGATCCATACCGAACATTGATATCGCACCTCCTATTACCCATCCTACTATAGGAATAGATGATACACCAGTTTGTGTAACAGTAGCAGCACCTAATGCACCACCAACCATCTTACCAGTTCCTTCGCCACTTCCTCTTGCTTTGATACATGCGATTTGTTTTTCAGTTAGTCCAGAGGAGTTTGTGTTAGTAGTCTCTCCTACTACATTTTGTCTTTGAATATCTACGTTTTTCTTACCTAATCCTAGGAAACCTGCAGGTCTACTGAGTTGTTCAGTAGTTGTTACGATCCTAGGGTCGTGTGCTCTGTAGTCAATTTTATATCCATTCTTATCTGCCTCTATTCTGTACGCAGTATACTGTCCTATAGGCAAATCGAATTTAGGAAATGAGGAATTGTTTGAAAGCATTCCAATCATACCGATATGGGATATACCCAAAACAGTTCCCAATCCTAATATAAAGGCACTTTTCTTATCCACTATCCTTTCTTAGTTGGAGTTGGTGCAAGTACCATTGGTGCTTGCTCAATTCTAATTGTTTGTGCAGGTGCTGTGCTTGCTGCTTTTTCAATTAGTTTATCTAAGTCTGCCTTTGATACCGCACCAGGTGCAGGTTTAGCAGCACTACCACCGTTCTTATTTTTTGCTGTTTGAATTCCAAAACTAGCTAGGACCCCTGTAAAGACCGAAGCTATGAAAGTTGGGTCAATGTTTTTTTGTGGAAAATTTGGGATCGAAACGTAATTTAGAGTTAAGATACCACCACTCCAAATTAAAATTCCGAGTCTAACAAAAGTTGAGAAGATTTCCATCTGCTCTTCCTTGTCCTCGGATAGTTCTTTTAACTTTGCAAGAGGTCCTACTTTCTTAGGTTCTTCTGCTTTTACTTCTTCTTTTTTAACTGCTTCTGCCATGACATAAAATTGAGAGACTATTTATATATAGCATTCTCAATTCTATGCAAACTATGTTTATTTAAAAACCTAGTGGTAGTACGGGTCCTGTTGCAGGTGCATCTGGTGTAGGTGCATCTGGTGCAGGATTAACAATATCTCCTAATCCTCCTAATGCTCCTCCACCTGCATCTCCACCAAGAATACCACTCATTCCACCTGGCATCACTGATTCCATAATTTTACTTTTTACATCTTCAATAATCGCATCTTTACGAATGAAGACATATCCACCGAGACCTACTACTGAAAGGGAAACAACTCCACTCGCAATAGCAATCCCGTTTACAATTTTTTGTAACATAATTTTACCTTGCTTTGATTGCAGATTCTACCTGTGCTAACAGTTTATCATCCATATCGGTTTTTGTCAACTTGACTGCCTTCTTAAGGATGATAAGGCAAATGTCTATTAGTTTTTCGCCCAGTTCTTCATTTTCTGGGATTTTTGCTACTGCATCAGAAATGACTTTTGTAGCAAATGGGAGTAAAAAAGAAAACATAATCTTACGTATTTACATCTACACTATATATAATCTAAATTTCTATAATATCTACACCGCTACCAAAATCATCTATGTATTCTAGAGATAATACATTAGTTTCTTTTTCTATGTCTAACCATTCCCTAAACTCTTGACGTATTGAGTCACCATTTACAACCTCTTCAAAATCATCACGAGAACAAAGTTCATTGATACGACTAAGAGACCAATTATGAGTCTGTTTCAGAGTTTCTTTCAAAGTTGCCATAATCTTTTTTCATGTAACGACCTAGGATATTGCTATTATAATACATCGGTGTTCCATCGTCAAGTGATTCCATCAAAACATTATTTAAAAATAATTGTTTTGTCTCTTCGTAGTTTACCTTTCCCAAGGTTTCGTGGAGGGATAAGATCTCTCTGGAGAAATTGTCCTTTCCATATCTGGATATGTCGGCTTTGAGTTCTGGGGAGCTTCCATAATACTTCTTCCAATCTGACTCAGAAGTAACTCTACGCTTTCCTCCCTTTGGTTTACGTTTCTGCACGAAATATTTTCTACCAATGTACTTCTTACCTGTTGTCTTATTTGTAATACAGTAGACGTAACCGAAGAAGTCGCCAATATCATCAGAAGTGAAAGCTGTACCTTTGTAGTACCAGGGATTTTCATAACCACCTTCCATAATGAATTAATCATTTGTCATTTCCTATATTTATCCACCTGCAAAATCATCCCATTGATGATCTGCAGAGTCTCTAATTGCTTTATAACACTCGTCTAGATCCCACTCTATATCAGAGTTTGAATCCTGAGAAGGTGTCTTTTTTAACGTCTTGTTTGATTCCACCGACAATGTAAGATTCGACTTCTGTTTCTTGGGGTGCCACTTGAAGACCCTTAGAACTGATCCAATGTTCTGTCCAAGGGAGTGGATTGTTTCTTGCAGGTACGTCATAAACTGGTTTAAGTCCGATTGATCTCATTCTACGATTACAAACCCATTCAACATAACGATGAAGTAGTTTATCGTTCAATCCAATCATAGATCCATCTTTGAACAGATATTCTGCCCATCTCTTTTCTTCATTAACACACTTCTCAAACTCTTTAATAATCCATGGTTCTTCTTCTTTTACAATCTCAAGCATTTGTGGATCGTCACCTTTTCTCCAATTGTTTAGGATATTTTGAGTTATTGCCAGATGCTGATTCTCATCTCTTGCAATAAGCGATATGATCTTCGCAGACCCTTCCATGCATTTAAGTTCACCAAAAGCAAAACTACAAGCAAAAGATACGTAAAAGCGGATACCTTCCAAAATGTTGACATTAGCGACTGCCCTATAAAGTTTTCTTTTTAATTCTTTCTTTTCATAATCTGCATTAGGTCCACTCCACTCTGATTTCCACCAGTTACTTGTATCATACTGATGTGCCTGATTTACAAACGCATCATAGGATCCTGTAACACTCTCTGCCCTCTCTAAGATTCTATTGTCTGTAAGAATAGTATCAAAGACCTCAGATGGATCTGAATATACATTCTTCATAATGTATGTGTATGAGCGAGAATGAATCATTTCCATCATCTGCCATACGTTCATACATCCCTCTAACTCAGGTAGAGAACAGTATGGTGCAAATGCCATACCTGGTGCACGACCTTGTACAGAATCAAGCATAACTTGATACTTCAAGTTTGATGTAAAGATATGCTTTTGTTCTGGTCTTAATGATTGATAATCGCCACGATCTTTCTGTAGAGACACCTCTTCTGGTCTCCAGAAATATCCTAACTGAGACTTAGTTAAGTTCTCAAATGCAGGATACTTGAAAGAATCGTATCTCTGAACACCTAAAGGTGCACCAAAAAACATTGGTTGTTTTTTAGTGTTAACCTTTTGTGTATTAAACACGGTCATGGAATCAACCACTTTTTTCTCCGTAGAATTTTGTCTAAATTGCACAGGATTCGCACTCCTCTGGGTTTTCTAGTGAACATTCATTTATTAAATTATCTAACTCTGATGATTTCTCAGGAACATTATCATGCCATCCTATAGGATGTGCAGGTTCCTCTATCTCATCGCTCTTCATATCATGAGTATTTTGATAATAAGATGTTTTCCAACCATACTTATATGTGGTTAGAAGATCTTGTGCCATAACACTTGTAGGAACTTCTGATCCTTCAAAGTGTTGTGGGTTGTATGACCAATTGCCTGATATAGCTTGGTCAAAGAATTTTTGCATTACTGCAACGATGTTAATATATCCAGTATTACTCTTCATATCCCAAAGAAGAGTATAAGCATTTTTCAAAGTTCCATACTGCGGAACAATCTGCTTAAGAGGTCCTTTTTTCGATTTTTTAATGGACAAGTATCCTCTAGGAGGTTCGATTCCGTTTGTGGCATTTGACACAACGGAACTGCTCTCCGAAGGCATTTGTGCGGACAGTGTGCTGTTCCTGACTCCGTATTCCACGACAAGTTTCCTAAGAGATTCCCAATCATAGTTCAGGTTATTTGGAACAATTTCATCGACATCGTTCTTATATGTATCTATTGGAAGAATTCCATTATGATACTTGGTGCGATTTGAGTATTCGCATGCACCTTTTTCCTTGGCAAGTTGTACAGTTGCCTTGATTAGGTTGTATTGGAATGCTTCAGTTAGGTCGTGAACTAACTTATATGCCTTCTCATCCTCGTATCCAACACCGTTCTTTGCGAGGTAATGAGCAAGACCAATATAACCTACTCCAAGCGATCTACGTGCCTTGGTAGCGATTTCTGCGGCTCTGACGGGATATCGTTGAAAATCAATGAGTTCATCAAGAGACCTAACAGTAAGATCACAAAGGCTTTCAAGATCCGAAAGGTCCCTAATCTTTCCAATATTAATAGCACTAAGGATGCAGAGAGCAATTTCTCCAGTTTGGTCATCGATATGTTGTATAGGTTTAGTTGGGAGTGTTATCTCCTGACATAGATTACTCATTTCCACTTTATCCAAGAAGGATGAGTGAGAATTACAATGATCTATGTTCATAATGTATATTCTACCAGTTTCTGCTCTTTCTTTCAAGAGGTCTAGTATAAGTTCTTGTGCGTTTACAGTATCTCTGGGAATTGATTCATCTAATTCATACTTGACGTATAGATCGTCAAAAGATTCCGTACCAAAACTATCATACAACCCTGGCACATCATGAGGAGAAAAAAGACTAATCTCCTCTGCGGATAAAAACCTCTCATAAAATAATTTACTAAGTTGAATAGAGTAATCTAATTTTCTTACTCTGTTGTCTTCTGTTCCTTTGTTGTTCTTAAGAACTAATATATCTCTTATTTCTTTGTGCCAGATGGGGAAGTGGACAGTCGCTGATCCACCACGGATGCCATTTTGAGTGCAACATCTGACAGTGCTTTCAAACTTTTTGAGGAACGGGACAACACCTGTATGTTGCACTTCGCCACCCCTGATTTTACTGTTGATGCCACGGATGCGACCCGCGTTGATGCCGATACCCGCCCTTTGTGCAACATATTTGCCGATAGCCATATCAGAACTAAAGATGCTATCGAGGGTGTCATCAATATCAACAAGAACACAGCTAGCAAATTGTCTAAGTGGAGTTCTAACCCCTCCCATGATAGGTGTGGGAATGTTGATTTTGTGTTTGCTGATCGCGTCGTAGTATCTTTTGACATAATCGAGTCGAGTTTCTTTTGGATATTCTGCAAAGATAGATGCGGATATTAACAGATACATGAACTGAGGAGTTTCATATACTGCACCCGAACTTCGGTCTTGTACTAAGTATTTATCTACAACCTGCCTCAAACCCGCATAGGTAAACATCATATCCCTTTGATGGTCTATGAAGGATTCAAGTTTATCAAACTCTTCTTCAGTGTATAAATTAACCAACTCAGGATCATATACACCCTTCTCAATGCAATCTAAGACATGATCCTTTACTTTAGGTATATCATATATGCGTCCATATAATTGCTTACGAATAGAAAATAATAATAATCTTGCTGCAACAAACTGATAGTTAGGGCAGTCTAGATCTATTAGATCACTCGCAGATCTAATTAAAATATTTTGGATTTCTCCAGTAGATATACCATCATAAAATTGTAGTCCTGATTGTATTTCAACTTGACTTGCAGAAACCCCTGCAAGTCCTTCACATGCCTGTTCTACCATAGCATGTATCTTTTCAAGGTTAAGTGGTTCTATTCCTCTTCCATTGCGTTTCTTAACTTTGATGCTCATACCTTTTTCCAAATGTTGAATTTAATTTTTGCTTGTAGTGATGAATATGTATTTGATTCTACTATGGACTTTACATTATGTCCACTGAGAACCATATCATTTATGTCCTTTTCATGAATATTGGACGGCCAAATGACTATCTGATCTCCTCGATCAATGGTCTTGTTGATTCTTTCAATGATTTCTCTGTTACGAGGTTCGTTATCAAAAACCCAAATATAACTGCTCCAACCAAACGACCCAATATCAAGATCGGAGCCACACATAGCAACCGAGTTTTCCAAGAAGGTCGAGTCGAACGGTCCTTCGGTAATGTAAATGGGTTTCGTATCATCAATTTTGTCTAAGCCGAACAGTTTAGGTGCTTCATCTTGAAGCATGACAGTGATATATTTAACAGAATTAGGACCTAGACTTCTGCCTTGAAATCCTATGAGATTCTTATCTGTATCATACATTGGTATAATGATTCTACTCTCATCCCTACCTATGGTGTCGAATGTGTGCTTTTGCGTATTTGTCCACTCTTTAAACTT